ATTAGAATATGGACTAGACAGCGGCAATTTAATTTTTGTCGAAAGCCGATCTCTCGAAACAACTTCAGAGTAATTTGGAACTAGAACTACATCTTTATAAGATAGGGCGAGCTTCATGATAATTTAGTTATTAAAATAGACAAATTTCCAAGAGAATTACCAATTATACAGTATCCCTCCAGCAAAATTCCTTTTTCCGTGCATTTTACTTTGGGATTCATATTCATAAAAATTTCTTCATTTTCTTTTATCTTGAAAATAAAAGCTCCTGCAGCCGCTTCCATTAAAACATTGACGTATTCTTGATCTAAATATTCTCCAAAAATGTTATTTGCTCCGATGATTTTTATAGATGCTCTCATTTTGTCCATATGTATGTTTTCATACTATTACAGATGTCTTCCATTTTAATAAGAGAAATTTCATCTTTTCTTCCCATTCTAGTGTATTTTGCATAAAGAGCATCTTTGGCCGAAGAAACTTTTTTATTTTGTACGACTCTTTCGCATAAAGTAACAAGATTTGTTCTATTTATGATAAGAAAATCGGACTGTCTTTCAAATGCAATATAATCTGCAGCGCCATAAAGCCAACCCTTTGCTCCAATTACGTTCTTAAATTCAACCCAAATTAAATTATCCTCTGTTGATTTGTCGGTCCTATTAATTTTTTTTCTAGCTTTTACGTCAAAAGTATAAATTATTTTATTTTGATCTTCGATCAAAAAATCAATATGTGAAAGCTGCTGATTTTTAGTGGCGTCTTTTACAGAGAACCCTTTTGAGAGGGCAATTTTTTTAAAAGTTTCTTCTGCAAAATTAGAATCTTTTTCATTTTGACCGTTATAATCGAAACAATTCCTGTATCCCATATATTAAGTGTAATGCTGTTTGATTAAAAGTCAAATAAAATTATTATAATTATGAGTTATTTTAATCCTTCCTTGGGAAAAAGGAGATCTATTGGAAGAGATTTGTTAGATTCTGAGCCTTCTGCAATTATAGAGCTTTATGAAATGTATTTTGATATAAATTTTGCTCCATTCAGGTTTCATTCTGGAACAAATGGAATTACAAAAGATATTTTATGGAGGGGCAATCCATATTACGCTACAGCTATCGAAGTTGAAGGTTTTGAAGTTAACACTGTGGGCAGACTTCCGAGACCAAAAGTCACCGTTGCAAATCAAGATTTGGTAATTTCTAATATTTTACGCGAGTTTTCTGATTTCAGAAATGGAAAATTTATTCGATATCGCTTGTTTCTAAAAAATTTAGACAATGAAAATTTTGATGATTTTCAAAACCCTTTCGGGAATCCAGATCGAAATGCTTTTTTAACTCAAGAGAAGTACCATGTTTCACAAAAAATTATAGAAAATAAGCATATGGTTCAATTCGAATTAGTCACGCCTTTTGACTTGGAAAATGTTCAAGTTGCTTCTAGAGCAATTTACGGTAGATATTGTTATTGGCAATATAGAGGATTGGGCTGCAATTATCAAGGAGATTTAATCTGTAAAGAAGACGATACAGATTTCGAAGAAGCTCCAACAGATCATATTAAAGATGTTGGTGGAAAATTTTACAAAACAAATTTTGTAAACACGGCGTTTAATTATCTTTGGGTGGAAAATAAACAATATGCTGTTGGCAATATTGTTTGCGTCGAAAATAAGGATTTAAATGGCTTTAAAGATCCAAGTAGAACTTGGTATGTCTGCATTAAAGCGCATAATTCAAAAAGAGAAAACAGGCCAAGCGCCAAAAGCACCCTTTGGGAAAAAGATGGTTGTTCAAAAACAGTTTCTGCATGTAAAAAAAGGTTTGGAATACCTATTTATGATGCTAAATATAAGAATTATATTGCTTATAATGATTTTGATGCAGTGAATGGGGTTTTGCCTTTTGGGGGATTCCCTGGAACTGACAAATTTAAATATGAATAAAAAATTTTTTAAATCTTTAGAAGATTTAATTGTGGAATTAAAAAATTGTTCAGAAAAAAATTTGCTCACCGAAATATGTGGATTTGTTGGAAAAAATGAAGATGAATTTGTATATCAACAAATGCAAAATAGATCTCAAACTCCAGACGCATATTTCATAATAGATCCCTTTGATCACTTAAATTTTATTAAAACATATGAAACTTTATTAATTTTTCATAGCCATCTTGCTGGTGACGAAAATCCATCAGAATTTGACAAAAAAACGGCAGAGAATTGTTGTTTTCCATTTTTAATTTATTCAGTTGTGACTGAAAAATTTTGCATTTATGAACCTCAATACAAAGATTATGATGTAAATATTATAGAAAGGTTAAGAGAATTAATATGACAACTGTAATTTTTCATGGATTACTCGCTAAAAAATTTGGAGATCGTGTTAAACTACACATTGGAAATTTAAATTCTTTATTTGTTGCAATAGATGCCATCAAAATAGGTTTTTTAAATTTTATAAAAGAAAAACAAAAACAAAATCAATTTTATTCTTATTGTGTGCAAGGAGAAAGCAAAGAAATCTACATTTTCCCGAGTTTGATTGGTGCAGGTGCTAATTTCGGAATAATTTTGGGATTTTTAATAGGTGGCTTTATTGGTGGGGCGATAATTTGGGCAACAGGTTTGTATAAATCGCCTATTTTTTGGAAAGTTATAGGTATTATATTTCAAGTTGCAGGAATGATCGTAAATTTTTTTATGCCTGGTTTGGGTTTTGTTCTTCAAGCAATAGGATCGGGTATACAAACATATGGGAACATTCTAGAAGCTGAAAAAAAAGCTCAAAAAATGAAAATATCCAGACAGATACATGCTGGAGGGCAAGCGATGGGAATAGAAGCTAGGGGAAAAAGTTATAATTTTAATTCTTCAGTAAATTTACAGGGACAAGGCAAGCTAGTAGCTTTGGGATACGGGAAAATGAAAGTGGGATCTTCATTAATCTCTATAAGTATGAAAAGCTTCAATCCAAATTTAACTTTTGAAGATGAAGTTTTTAAAGGAGATCAAAACGTCCAAATATATGGTTAAGATATATTTATATGGAATGCTTGCAAAAGAATTTGGAGGTTTTCACAAGTTAAATGTCTCAGATTGTTTTTCTGCATTAAAGGCAATAAATGTAAATAAAATTAATTTTTTAAAAAGAATTGATTACTTATCTAAATGTGGAATCAATTATCAAATTATTGCTGATGACGATTTGGTGAAAAATCAAAATGAATTTATTGAAAAGAGAAAAATTAGCAACATTTATATTGTGCCTAGCATATTTGGAAGTGGAGAAGCGGTTGCTCAAGGAATGGGCATGGTTGCGACAAATGCTGCGGGACAAGCTGTTCTAACTACTACTGGTCAAGTTGTAGCTACACTAATTAATGCCGCAATAACTGCGGCAATTTCAGTTGGAATATCTTTCATAGCAACAGCTTTAACAAAAAGTGGTCAACCTGTTACTTCAAATCTTTCCTTTGGTGGAGGAGAATCTGCAATTGAATCTAATGCAAGAAGTTATATATTTTCAAATTACGAAAATAGTGTTTCTCAAGGAGCTGGAATACCTATTGGATACGGAAAAACTAAAACTTCTTCTAAAGTAATCTGGAACACGGTGAAAAATTATTCTACAAGTCAAGTATTTGAAAATGAATTTAATTTAATGCAAAATTTAAGTTTATCATGAAGCATTTTTTAGAAAAAAGAAATTTAACCATATTTGGTGCAGGGGGGTCAGCGAAAGCTTCTCCGCCACCAGTAATTACCTTATATCCTGCGGTTTTAACTCCGCCAGTTGTAGGAGACGCAAATCAATTATCATCTTTTAGTTATGCAGAAATGATTGATTTAATTTCTGATGGACCAATTGAAGGTTTGGTTAATAAAAATGGAAATAAAGTTTATGATGAAAATATTTTTGAAGGAATTTATTTAAATGATGTAGCAGTAAAAGAAACTTCTAGGTCGAGTTCTTATCCAATTGACATATCAGTAATCAAATATTTTTTAAAAGATTTATGGAAAGACTCTTTAGATTCAATTGTGAGTTTGCCAACAGACGGAAGTAAAAATATACAAAAAAATGTTACATGGGTGGACATTTTGACTCAAACAAATGAAAGTTCAATAATGTTTGATAAAGGTTTTTCAATCACCTCTTACCATCCAGATGAATCAATTTACCAATTAATTAATCAAACAAATCAAAATTTTGATTTAATTTCAAAATTTCAAAGAACATTTGATTCCGCTCCAATTTCAAATGAAAGGCCATTTTTGACTGTAATTGATATACCCAAAATGATAGTCCCAATTGATGTTAACTTATTTGATTTTACAGAAGGTGGTGCCAATGCGCCATATCCATTATTTTTGTCAATAAAAAATTTAAGTGAACATGTATATTTTTCTATAGGGTTAAACTCTTTTGATTCTTTTAACTACTTTGAAATGCCAAGAAGTTTTATTTACAATTCTCAAGTTACTCCTAATGGTAAAAAAACTTTTTTAAAAAATCCTCTTTCAGTTGATAGAACCGCTCAAAATGTTTTTGCTAGATATGAATTTTTAAATTTAAAAATATTTCTATGGTCAATATATAGCGAGGATTTTGGAATAAAAAAAATTGGAAATGTTTTAGATCAATATTTTAAAAATATTTACGTAAATCAAAATAATGCATCTTTGTTTAATTATAACTTAGTAAATTCTGAATTTAGAAATGGATCTCAAGATCAGTTGCAATTTAATAATTTTAAAAATATTGAAATAGATGTAAATTATGGAAAAGAATTAATTGGCCCTTTTAAAGTTTTAAACACTTCACCAGATTTAACAGATGCGAAATATGGCTTTGGAGTTACAAGACTTAAAAATTTATGTTGCGCAGAATCTCAACAAATTTTAAGTGCAGCAGAATTGAAAGCTGAAACGTCTGACGACATAAGATACGTAAAAAGTTGGCCAGTTGAATATGATAAAGCGGGAAATCCAGCAATTATATCTGGCATAAAATTTAATTATGCTGTTTTTGATAAAAATACAGCTTCTAGAGTTCAACAGGACGCAGTGCCAGTTACTCATTATGTAACAAATCAAAATGTTGAAGATATATATATAAGCTTAAACGTGAGCGCTTTGAGTGATACAAATCATATTGATTTAGTATCCCCAGATAGCATAGGCTTGAAAGGAGGTCAAACAAGCGCTCCATACCAAGGGGCTTTAACGTATGGCGAGTTAACAAACGCATGTTCTTTTATTTCAAATTCAGTTCAAACAGGTTATTTAATAGTCGTTGGCAATGATTTCAATAATGGATATGTAATTGGTGGTGGAAAATGCTTTAAGGAAAATTTTATTTTTTGTGATCTGGAAAACATCACGAGAAAAGGTGACATCTATAATAAAATTATGCTTAGTGAGTTGAATTCGCTGTATGATATTCAAAATAAATTATCTCCACAATACGATCTCACTCCTGCTAGCCCATTATTAGATTATATTGTTCCAAATGAATATGAAGAAATAGCAACTACCAGTTTTCAAATTAAAGATTATTTGCAAGTTGATGCGTTGTCGGTTAAACTTAAAAATTTAAAAGAAGATAATAGTTTATATTATGAATTTGGATTGGCTAGCAGGGATTCTTTAATGCCTCAAAACGACAAGAATAGCACGTCCAATAATATAAGTTATATGTCAAGTTTTTCTACTTTTGCAAAAAATTTTTATAATCAGTTGACTGTTAGTTTTACCGCAAATACAAGTTTTTCAGAAACAACAACTTCTCCAATTTTTAATATTGGTCAAGTTACAGATATTAAGAATAGAAATACTTCTCCCACTAGTATAATTAACAAGGGGCAAAATAAAATTTTTATTGTTGGGTATAATTATTATACTTTATCAAAAAAAGATTTAACAAATAGAAATTTAATTACTACTGACGTAAGCTCTTTCATTCCTTGGAGAAAAATATTTTCTGGAGTCATCTATAGTGAATTCACCAAATTTTGGTCCCTTGAAAGCCTACAAGCCGATAACGTACAAACTAATAGTCTTTTAGGAGCAGCTTCTCTGTATCCAAATATTAATAAGTATCTTGTGTCTGTAGTTCAAGCAAAGCAACCAATTAAAAAAGTTCGAACAATTAATGGAGTCCCTGGATTTTATTATTCAATTTCATTACCAAGTAGGAATATATATGCCCTTGGTTTTTATAAAGCTTATTTAGATAGTCGTGAAGATATTTGGGAAATCGATCCAGTAGATAACAAAAAATATTTTAAACTTTCTTTTTTAGAAAATTTAATAGAAGATTATGTGTTAAAAATTGGAGGAGAAATTACAAATATAAGCGCAGATGGAGCGGAGATAGTTAGCTTTTCCATTTCTAATGCTTTTAAAAATATTATTACGCCTTTTGAAAATGGAAAATTGCTTTCTGGATCTTCAATTTACTCAATAAAATTGAGTAACCTCAGTTTTTTAAATGAGGCGACTTTAAGCAGTTTAAAAATAAAAAACAATTTTAATTATACAATTTATAATATAAGTTCTGTTTACTTATTGTACCAAAATCAAGATGGACTTTCAAGAGATACGGTGGATTTAACATACGATGGAATTTTTACATATTCGCTATATTCAAATCAAGGTCTTGGTACAACCGCGGCGCTGAATAAAAATTATAATCTTGGTGGAAATAAACTTTATATAGAAGGTGGCGACAAAGCCAGTGGAGGTAAAACTGGGCCAATCAAATTTATAACGCAAAATATAACTGCTGGAACTCGACTTCCTTCTGTTGTTTCCATTGAAGTTGAAACTGGATACGAAAAAGATGAAAAAAATTCATTTTTAGAATCTGTTTTTAAATATAGATTTGATATTTTTGGAATATCCAGCGATCAGACAATATTAGATATAGGTAGAAAAAGCTATAATTTCATCAAATCTCAAAAAGTTCCTTTAATTTCTGGCGGAATTGCATCAAATTTGAGGAAAATTACTGTCAGAAAAAAAATATATTTTTATAAATTAGCTAGTGTTGATGAAAATGTTTTACTCGAAGAAATGTATTTCATTTCTGACAAAAAAGATACTATTGTAGATTTTAATTTAAATAAAATCGATACATTTACATTTCCTTCGCAAAATGGAGCTTTTTTGGCTAATGAACAAGCTTATCAATTTTTTACAGAATCGTCAGCTATATCAACCGTCGGTCAAAGCGTTGGTATTAGACATGAAAATTCTAAATATAATTTTTATTACTTCTTATGTTACAAAGAAGCGCTTGAAGGTTTTGCACAATCCATAGATTCGTCCGAGTTTGGGTCATGCATAAAAATAAATGAATTAAATTTAAATTCAGCTGCAAATATTTTAAAAAAATATAATCTATTAAAAGATTTTGAAATTCCAACTGTAACAACAGTAAAATCTAAAAGTCTAAAGTCGTCAAATGCTACTGGTGTAGATTGTTTTAGAATAGAAAAAAGTTTTAATAGTTCGAGTAGAACTTATACTCAAGTTGATGTATATACTTTTGAATTTGATTGTGTAGAAGTGTTTGATCCAATAGACACTTCGTCAATTGAAGCTTATTCAAGCAATGTGTATTTTGCTGTTTATTTTGAATATTCCAAATATGGATTTTCGGAATTGCCATACATAATGAAGAAAACTAACGATCCAGTTTACAGTACTCAACTTTTTATAAACGATTATCCATTTCCAAGCACATCAACTAGCCCATACAAAAATACAAAATACGTTTTAAGAATTTCTATAAGAAGGTTAATGCCAGATACTGAAGAAGAGCTTTTGCGGCAATCCTATGGCACTAGAGACATTTTTACTAATAATTATTCAACCAGAAATACTTATTACATAAGTAAATTCATGTCGGTTGACAGCGAATACCCGACTGATTGGAACAATGATACTGGCAATATATTTACTAATTTTAATGGACTTTCTTTTTCAAATGAAGGAACTATTGCTCCGCCTTTTTTTAAATCAGGGACAGAGGTAGAGAGCCCCTCTAGCAACCTTATTAGTTACACATTTAAAGAGACTTTTGATTTAAAGTCTAAAAGGGCAGAAATTTTAAATTGGTTAAATAGCTTTAGGTTCACAAAAGATAATAAAATTGTAAATGTGGATGCTTTGATTGATACAATTACTAAATATAATTTTCCCACTTGGTTTGAAGGAGGAGATCCGAATCTCAAGTATTCATTATCTACTTTTTATCGTGAATTTCCACTTGGAAAAAAATTAGCATCTCAAATACTCTCAACTCGCGCATTCAGTGTTCCATTATCACCGATAGCTGAAATTCCATCTTCGAGTGAAGTGGCTCAACAGCAAACCACAAAAGTTAATTTAAATATTGCTTATTGGACGCTCCTTGCAAAAGAAAAAAATAGATTATCTATTATTTTGCCAAGTTTTGATGCCGATAGTTTTTATGAAAACCTTACAAATAAAAAAACTATAGAATATGTTGAATTAACTCAGTTTTTGGAGGATTTCGATAATAAATATGAATTAATTATAAATAGTGAAAGCCTCCAAGCTTTTTACTCAAAAAGCATAAGCTATACAAGAAATAATAGAGGAAGTGGACTCATGCTTTATGGTCAAAATAAAGGCAAGGCTAATTTTGATAATAGTAGAGGCGGTGGCAACGAAGATAAAATCTTTCCAGAAGGGGGTTTTCTTAAATTAGATCCTTTAGATGTGATAGATGCGGAAAGAAATCAGCAGATTCTTTATAGTTTTTATGAACATATTTTTAAAGAGAATTTTGAAGGAAATTCAAAATCTGTTGATGGAGCAAAAATAAAAATTATTACAATTGATTATGATAAATCCTTGTCAATTCCTCAACAAGTCGCAAATGCCCTCAAAGATATAAATATATTTGGTGATGACGCACTTCCTGCAGATATCACTTCTAATAATAACGAGCCTAAATTTACAAAAACTTGGACGGTGAAATATGATTCAAAAACAGCGCCGTATACTGAGGCGGATCAAATTCTTGTTTTTAAAGGCGAACCCCCTTCCTTTGTGACCGAAGATGATATTGCTAGAGCACAAGAGTTCGCAAAAAAAGTTATTATGATTTCACCTTCATCAGGAGGACAAGGTCAGAACTCCGCCACCAGCATCTTTGATATGAAGCCAACTAGTTATGCATATGGCAAATATTATTATGATGTTTATCAATTATCAAATGGTGATCTTTTGACTTTTGAAGGAGTTGTTTTCACAAAGAATTCGCCAGCTTGGAATATGTTTTTCCAACAGGGGCAGTATGGAGGGCAGTATGGAAATAATGTTTACAGAGTAATAGCAGCTCCAGAAAATATAGATATTAGTTCGTCCCAAGTTGAATCATCAAATGTTTTTTTAACAAATCTTCTTAAAAGATTAGAAGATACTGGAGAAAGTTTTATTTCTTATGAACAATTTGTGAGCATGCCCCGCATAAACAATCAGGTTATCCAGCATTTGCGGCTTCTTGCCCAGCAGGGGGGAAAAAATTATTATTTTTCAACAATTAAATCAATTGAATCAGGAGGTGAGAATGTTGTAAACCAAGATCAAATATTAGATATTTCATATTATCCCTCCGTACAGATCTCAAATACATTGTCTTACGAAGGTGAAGTTTCTTATGCAACAGCGGCTCAAGGCACTGAAATTCTCTTACCAGTACCAAAGTATAAAGAAAATAATGATATTGTTAGAAGATATGTGAAAGTTACAAGGCTATCTCATGAGACAATGTCTCCATTAATTTCTAAAAAAATAAGTTTACAAAAAATAACTGAAATAATACCTCAAAATTTCTCTTATCCATTTTCGGCAATGGTGGCAACGAAAATAGATTCAAGAGCGTTTTCTCAAATTCCAAATAGAACATTTGATTGTAAATTAAAAAAAGTTTTAGTTCCAAGTAATTATTTTACAGAAGATCCTGAAACTGGAGAAGACGTTAGATATTTACAGAGTGCAAGGGGTAGAATTATATATGATAAAAATTGGGACGGATCTTTTAAATTGTCTTGGACAAATAATCCAGCGTGGATTATTATGGACCTTTTGATAAATAAAAGATATGGTTTAGGAAATCATATTGAATCTAGCCAAATTGACATTTGGGAATTATATAAAATTTCAAGATGGTGCGATGGTGTTGATGAAGATGGTCGATATTGGGGAGTTCCCGACTCTTACGGCGGACATGAACCCAGGCATGCTTTTAATGCAATAATCGAAGAAAAATTTAATATATTTGAAATAATAAATCAAATTGCTTCTGTTTTTAGAGGAAGTGTCTATTATATGAATTCTTTGATTACATTTGATGACGATAGGCCAAAGCTTCCCGCTGGAGAATTTACAAATTCTGATGTAAAAGATGGTATATTTAATTATACTAATTTAAGAAAAGATGAAGAGTATACAGCGTTAGATATAGCGTTCATTGATGAAAAAAATAATTATAAACCATCAATTGAATACGTAGAAGATCAAGATTCAATTAGAAAGCGAGGAATTTTAAAAAGACAAATTAATGCTTTCGGAATAACTTCAAGAGGTCAAGCTAGAAGATTCGCCAAACATATTTTATATCACACCGCAAAAGAAAAATTAAATGTGTCTTTTACGACTGATATAAAGGCTTTAATGTTTAGACCTGGAGATATTATTCAAATACACGATGAATTGTTTACGACTTATAAAAATTTTGGAAAAGTTTTAAAAATTGAAGATATTGACGAAACAAAATTTAAAGTAGTCATTGATCAAGCTCTCGATTCTGGTATCTATTTACATAATGAAATTAGTTTACATGTCCCAATTTCAAAACCTTCTAGACCTGATTTGGAAGCATTAGTTTCTTTTGCCCCCCCAAAAATAAATGTCACTCAAACTTCTTTATTTAAAAATTTTATTTATTCGTATCTAACTGGCTTGTATAATATAGCTCCTGATTCTTCTTCTTACGTGACAAGAGATTATACAAGAAAAATTGATAATTGGTACAATGTTCCAGTGAATCAAAGACCACCAATTCAATATTCAACTGTAAATGGAACGGAAGAGTATGCAACAGGAATGTTGGATTTAAATACATTAAAATCTATTATAAATGCAAATGAAAATGGAATTTTTTCAAATGCAATTGGAGTTGAAGAAATAGGATTAGGAGCTTACATTGATATAAAACCATTTTCCTTGTATAAAGACGATATAGAAAAAGAATATATATCCTATACTGGAAGGATAAAAATTTTACATAAAAAAAATTATAGAAGATATTATTTAAAGCCAGCTAATTACATAATAGATACCAGTAGCGGTTCACACTGGGGCGAAAGTCTTACATTTAAATATTTAAATGTAAAATTAATTTACAATCAAGAGCAATCAAATATTACTACGCCTTTTGGTGCTTGGAGCTTTATTTTTGAAACTCCAAAAATTAAATCATATCTTGTTTTTGACACCCAAAATCAAGTTAAAAATATTTTTACACATCCATATTTTCATACCTTTTTTGATAACGGAATGTCTATAGAAACAAAATCACAAGAAGATGGAACTGTTTCTGTAAAGACAAAAGAATTTAAAATTCCTCCAAGTGATATTTCTCGATATGGAACTGCAAAATTTGAATATTCTAGTGATGCATATTGGACTTCAAATATTTCTTATCAAAGTATTTTAGAAAGCGAAAGGCCAACCGTTGAAACTTTTACAATTAATACTTATCAAACTGGCTTTTACAATATAGAAGTCTATAATAAAAACGGACAATCGAATTATAACGAAGTTGCAACAAAATATTCTGAATTAATTTTAAATAAAACTGGAGCTAATGGAAAAATTAAAGAATCGGTTATTTTTAATTTAAATAACTTAAAGACAGCTTCGAGCTATTCTTTGAATTTAATTGGAAAAGAAAAATCATTTTTTAAAATAAATTCAATTAATGAAAATTACATAAACGAATATAATATATTGGCAACTCAATATTCTGAAGATAAATATCAAGAAATTGAGCAATTTCAAATACCTAGAGAAAAAGTCGAAACAACATTTAATGCTCTTTATTATTATGATCGTTCTACGAGAACAATTGATTTAGAAAAATCTTTAAATTCCCCTATTATAAATAATATTTATAAATATATATCACAAGATAATAGAATAGGTTTAATTATTGATTGGGAAATGTCTCACGATTTAATTGAGACGGTCACATATAAAATATATATACAGACCCCATCAAAGCAAACAGCAAATATAGAGTTGACTGCAAATTATTCAAATTACAATCCAACTTTGGGCATGTTTAGATATACATGGAATGGAAATTCATTATTAAATAATGAATTCGGAACATATACAGTGCATATTATGGCATCTATTAAAGATGGAGATTTAAATAAATTTTCAAATAAAAATTCTAAATCTGTTACAATTTTAGATTATTAAATTTTTTTAATGTAAGTCTCACTATCTTTTTGGAAGCCTAGTAATTTATATACTTTTTTCACTTTGTCTGAGGTTGGATGGTTTTCAATCACATTCATGCATAAATATTCACAACCTTTGCTTTTTGCAAAATCAAAAGCAGTTTTGTACATTTTCATTCCTGCGTTAGAATTTTTTGAAAGCCAAAGGTATTCTTCCATTGCTTTTTTATTAAATTTTTCAGACTTTCTTATGATCCCAACAAATACTCCGTCCCATTTTTCTCCGTTAAAATGAGCCCAAACGTGGGCGTTCCAAGCTAATAAACTTTCATGAGAAAAACTAGAGAGCATTAATTGAGAGTCATGCTTTAAACCTAAAGCGTGAGTAAAATTTTCATTATCTTCCTTGTAAAGTTCTTCCAAATCTTTTGTTACAGAATTGAGTTCTTCTACTTTTAGAATCTTTTTTATATAAGATTTAGACATACTCTATTTAATGAGGGAAATTAATTTTCTGCATTCTTTAGCTGGAATATCTTTAAAGCACGACCAAGATTTGGCCTCTTCGTTTTTATAAATTTCATCTGTCCAAAATTTTCTAAGAAGATTTTTAAATTCATCAAAGTCTTCGCATTTTGCTTTTTCTTTTGCAATTTTCTTTAAAATTCCATGTGGAGTAATATCCGATACAGTCTGTTCTAAATTTTCATATTGAAATGTTTTATTTTTTGACTTGTCAATTTCTTCGTCTCCAACAATATGAATATTTAAAAAATTACGAACGCAGCGCACGAATGCTCGATTAGCCGCAATAGTTTCAAGAAATTTAGCGCAAAAATCATTTGTATTTGCAAGCGTAGCATTAGCTACGTCTTCAAAAGAACAGGGATCTTCAAGAATTCCCATTGAAGACTTGCTTTCCATCAATGCTTTCCAAGAAATTTTACATTTAACAACTACATAATCTTTCTCGCATTTAATTACATCATAACTTACCTGATTGTATCCTCTTAATTTTGCAAGTTCTTTAATTCCGCCAAGCTTAATTAGTAGTTGATTATCTGCTAAACCTTCAATTGATTCGGGCACTGGTTTATTTCTCGCTTCAAACCAATCCTTGTTCGGATACAGGTGCTCCGCTTTGATCATTGCTCTCCAATTGATCGTCCCGTCCTCGTTCAATTTGAATTTGTTCTTCTGGTCTTGATTGCTCATATAGATAAAAATGCTCTACGTCTTTCCAAAACGAATCGTCATCATAGATTGTATCATTATCTTTGTCAAGCGTTACATTCAGTTTTAAGTGAGCTTCGCTGCCAAAAAGTTTACCATTTGAAATTAAAATTTTATTTGTCAAGAATTTTGAGTTTATTTTTTCAATTTTTTGCATTTTTTCTTCTATATCGTCGTATTCAATTTTAAAATCAAAATATTTATTTCTTATTTTTGATAAATTTTCTTTATCTTTTGAGCATAAAACAAAATTAATTTTTAATTTTTTAATTTGTTCTAAATATTCAATTTCTATTTCTTCTTCTTCAAGTTTGAAGAAGACTTGGTCTATATTTTTTTGAAACTGACCCAATAAGGGGATTGGAATTTTTTTATTTGTTATTATTCTGCTTTTATAATGATGACACCAATAAGCAATTTTTTGATCATCAAAATGCAAGTCTGCCCTTATGTAAATTAAATTATCTTTATGGTCTTGAAGAGCAGCCATAAAATTTGGAACAACTTCAACAATTGGAAGGTGATAATGACTTCCTATTTTTAGTGTTTTAAAAATGACTTGTGTATTTAAATTTAATAATTTTAAAACTGAATTTGCAATATCTTCTGGTTTAATTGTTCTTATGGTTTTGGGATTTTCTTGATATGAAAAAGATGGTTTATTTTCTCCTTTTTCTGATTCCAGAAGAATAATCTTTTCTGGGGAAGACCAATATGGATATGCGTTAGAGGGGTAAATATGAGAGTATAAAGCAACAATTGGAATGTCATACATGCTGGCAATATGTATGGGCAAACTATCAATTCCTATATGTAGACTAGAATTTTTTAATAAATAAGCAGATTGTTTATAGCTCAAATTTAAAAATCTTGCATCAGCGCTTTCTAGTATTGGATCTTGATGACCTCCAACTTGAAATATTTTATATCCGTGTTGATGCAAAATTGGTTTGAGTAATTTAATTACCTGTGGAAAATATTCATAAGTTTTTGATGGAATTTTATTGTCGGCATGTATCGTTATGTATTTTTGATCTAAAACGGGATAAAAATGATCAACAATAATTGGCTTGCCAATTTTTACTCCCAATGATTTTGCATATTCTTCTATAAGGTGTCCCATATTATTTTAATGAAAATTGAAGTTTATCTTTTCCGTTATGTTGGTAACCAAAAACCTTTTGAGTTGTTATGTGTGGTAAAAAAGCTAATTCAAAAAATCCCTTGTGAGATCCTCTTCCCTCCAAAAATAAAAGATCATCGCACATTGGTGCGTATTGCACACATTTATGTACCGCTGGATTGTCACGAATTAAATCAAAAAATCTTGGATCTGTAAAAACATACAAATTATATTCGTTATATAATTCTTTTAAATTACCCAATAAAGCGTTTACTAAAAGTACGTCTCCACCTGATTGAGGAATCACTACAGCCATTCTCTTTCCAGCGTCATCTTTATCTAGAAGTTCCTCAAAGTCAATTGATTTTGGTTTGTTTAATTTTTGTTTGGCTTGCTGAATTAAATGATTAAAAATTTGTTCTTTTGAAACTCCAAATTTTAATTGATTGCAATATTCAATGCAGGATGCGTGATTTTTGTCGATATCTTCATTCAGTATATTTTTAAAAATATCAATTATGAATTCCTCATTGTCTTCAATCTGTGGAATTTTGTAATCAGCATTTGCTTGCTTTTCTTCAAATGAAATATTTGAATAATTTATTTCTGGCATTTCATCAAAAATTTTTTCAAGCTTTTTGCCTATTACTTCAATTGAAAAATTATCAATTACCCATTGCCTCGCAATCTTTCCAATTCTTTCTCTCTTATCTGGATGAGTGAAATAAACGTCGCTTATTTTTTTGCAAATGGATTCTGGCAAAGTGGAAGCTTTAATGAATTGAGTGCCTGGTTCTCTATATTCGGCCCATTCTAATGGCACGCCCCCGCTTTTCGTAGTACAAGAATCTTCGCCACAAGAATAATTTGTAACCAATGTAATTAATTCAGTTAACTTTGCTTCTTGAATTGGAATTTCCTGACCTCCACTTGTAAATGGATGACAATATACATCCATTAGATTATAAATTTCGTTTAATTGTTTGTCTGAAACCCCAGCAGTTACATTTGTTGTAACTTGACTATTTTGAGTTCCACAAAATTTGCAAGGAATATGTTGTCTTGTAAATGGCTTAACTTCATATTCTGAGCAAGCGTGACAAAAATAAGTAGTATAAACTAATTCATTTGGAATTCCTTTTTCTCTTAAAAGCCTTGGAATGTCCCAGCCTTCTGACCAATGCGTATGTAATAATAATTTTGCATTTGCTTGTGGACTTTGTTGTCTAAATAAATTAAATCCATCTAATAGGTTTGGAACAGATTTTCTTAATTGATTTCTAAAAACAAATCCAATAACAAAAGAATCTGATAAATTAAACTTGTTTCTTAATTCTTGTTTTTTTTGTGCAGTTAATTTAAAGAAATTATTAGTGTCTAAACTTCCCCTTAAGGTTTGAACGTGATCGTAACCAAGTTCTTTCATTGCCCTTTCTGCAAAAGAAGCCCATACATAATAATTTCTAATTTTAGGGGCAGCATTAATTGCCTCTGGTAAAATTGGAAGACTGTCAAGAGTCGTCCAAATCATGCAATTAATCTTATCCCACCAAGGCTTATCCCAATATCCTAAAAATCCCCAAATATCTTCCGTTCCAACATAAATGTCTGGCTTTTCAAGGTTAATTAATTCATCGATCATTCCTGCTCCATAACCAAGAGACCTCTCAACATTTGGATCTTGAGCTTTTAATCTTTCGACTTTTTCTGGAGGTGGAAATGTGCCATAGCTCTTCCAAGGTTGCCTTTTTGTTTCTTCTGAAGAAAATTGAATGCCATTTGCAGCCTCTACAATTTCATATTTTTCAGTTTCAAATAAATATCTAAGAATGTTTTTTGTATTTTTTCCAAAACCAGTAAAGGCTCTTGAATAATTTGAATGAAATAAAATTTTCTTTTTTTTCATTTTAGTTTGTTGTCTTTTCTGCTGAAAAAATTTGAAACAAGCAAAATCTAATAAACTCAGCTAAAGCTTCAGCCTCTGCAAGCTCAATTCCAATTCCAAATTTTTGATTTCCATTTCTAGAAATGGAAAAAGAAAAAGCGTCAGTTCCATCTTTCTTTTGATACGGTTTAAAAGAAATTTGCGTTTTGTTTTCTTCAAAAGAATGAAAAGCTGAAAATTCTGTATAAACTCTAATTGCTCTTAATAATCCACCGAGTTCATTTACATTTAATTTTACATTTGCGGTTTTTTCTGGATTTTTAGCATTTTCAGAAAAAGAGCCCGTTTTTGTATTTTCATTCCAAGACCCCTGCTGAATAGCACTGACATATACCGTTTTTTCGCCATTTTTATTTTGACCTAATTTAAACTGAAAAGCGCATCCAGTCACTTTTGAATTAGGTTTATATAGACTAAAATTCATACTAGATTATAATAAAATATCAGTGTCTTTCTAAAAGTGTAAGAAATAAATATGTCTCAAAATTATCTAAAAGTACCAAATTTATATAATTTAACTTCGACCAGTAACGTCTCAATTACTGGTGCGAGTTTTTTGCACGCAATACACAACTCAATGACAGACAATACAAAATTATGTGTTTATGTTAACAATGGATTTCTTTTTCATTTTGGAACACATGATTATGTAGCATTTGATCCTCCGTTGCCATTAACTTCGGCAAGAGTTTCGCCAGGTGGGGCAACGGGTTTATTAATTTATAGTTAAAAATGCCGAATCCAGTTTATAAATCATCAGACGTTTATCACGGTAAAGCCAATCCGCAATTCTCCTACATTTATGATGGAGATACTGCGGAATGGCGTCCGATGACGCCTGCTGATTTGGCTGGGATCGGAGATAGTGCATTACTAAAACCTCCAACTAGCTCTGGATACAGAAACATAAATTTATCTGGAGATCCACAAGTTGTAAGTCAAAATGCCACTAAATTAGTCGGCTTTTTTTTTGATAATAGTCTTAACGATGAACCTTTGTTTGTTCAATTTTATAGTTATCCCTACAATCCATCAAGTCCAATTTTAACGTATCCAATTTATGCGAATTCAACTTTAGATCAATTATTTGCTTATTCCATAGAGCAATTTCAAGGTATTGTAGTCAAAATATCAGAAGATAGAGAGGGCATTTATCCTTGGGCTGGCAATAATGGAACTGGATTAATGTCCAATATCTATTATAGAGCTTAATTATGGGACTTTTTAAAAGAATACCTTATAATAGATTTGTTAATACTGGACAAACTGGTCAGTTTGTTTCTTCGTGTACATTTCCTGTTTTTGGGATAAACCCTAGAGAGCAAAAGAGTGGAGAAATGATACTGTCCAATAGTTGTTATCCATCTGGAGCTACTCAGCTTTCATTTTTTGTTTGTTCTCAAGAAACAGAGGGTTTTAACTTTAATGGAAATCAAAATCTTTCAACTGCTTGTTTTTGCATAAATCTATTTAAAGACTACACCAATCAAGCTTGGCTAATAAAAAATTCACTAATTGGAATAGGACAACATTCAAACGGCAATAAAGATCAATATTACTCTGCTGATTTGATAGCTTTTGTTTATTCTGACTCTGGAAGTCCTTATAAAGTAAGGGGTCCATTTAATAATGTTTATACAAAAAGTCAAAATAGTTTTTGTTCAATTATAGAAGCAGCTCCTAGCGGAATAGTTTTAAAAGTTTGCGATTCTCCAGATACAAGAATGAAATGGACAAATAAAATTGAAATTATTCAATCAATCAATCAGGAAGAATTGAATATTTTAACTGATGAATTGCAGATTTTAGATTATTTTAATGTTTCTCAAAGTCCACAAGATTCGGCAACAAACATTCAAGTTTATAATTTAGGAGATCAAATACCAACAATTAATGCTGGAGAAGAAGATGGAGATCCCTATCCAGTGGACATATTTGACGGAGGATTAGATATTTAATTTTTTAAATTTATAATTAAATATGGAATTTCAACTTCAATCACCCAAAACCGTCACAGTTCGTCCAGCGGAAACGCACGAATTTTCTTCAATTAAAGTTCAAAGAGTATTAGACGATCCAGTTGAACGAAAAGTAATTGTTTGGCTGGAAGGATTTCCTCATCCAATTGAACTGGCAACTTTGTCAAACGAAAACTATGACAATCCTCAATGGACAAATGAATCTGTTTTGCAGGCCGTATCAGATTTTATCTCTTCAATTCAGTAATATTTAAATAAAAAATTAAATAAAAAAGCCCCGCATTGCGGGGCTTTTTTTGTTCTATGTTTTTTATTTTATTGAAAGTTTTTTACGACTTCTGTCAAATCAAAAACGTCTGCTGAATTATATGGGTAATCATGAATCCTATGTCCAGAAAAATCATATTCTTCAACAAATCCTTCTACAGGTGGTTGTTTGATTGTTTTTAATTTTGGATCTATCGATATGTTTTTATTGTTCTTGTATCCAAAAACAACGGGTTTGTTTGTAATCCAGCATACAGTTGTTTGCAGATTAAAAGCAGCGGCAGCATGCTGCATAAAACTATCAATTCCCAATCTAGCTTGAGAAGCAGAAACTAATCCAAACAAGTCTCTAAATGGCGCATGCACATGTTGAACATTTTGAAGTTTAATTTGATCTTCCCGACAAATCTGAAGAATGTGATATTTTTGGCTCAAAACATTTGCAATTGCTTGTGCTTGATGGGGCGGAATATCTCTATTCCAACTGTATTGTAAATCTTTGTGGCCGCCACCAAAAGGCTGAAAAATCAATGTCGGTTTTCCAGTCGGAGATTGAAATCTTGTTTTGTTTATTTCTACTGGATTTAAATATAATTCTGGCTTTGGTCCATCGTATTTAATTCCTAAAACTTGACACCAAGCTTCTGTGAGGTGCATATCTTTTTTTAGATATCCCTTCGCAAGATATGGTTCATCGCACATAAAAATTGTTCCATCTCCTTTTACAAAATCTTCATAAAAATAAGGAGCCATTCCAACTCTATAAAATCTATAAACATTTGGGTTACCAATAAAAACTTCTGGATATCCAGTTAAAACAATTAAATTATAATCGGGGTACGCTTTTTTAATTGCCCTGCATACGGCGGTAGCCATAATTGACTTTCCGATTCCTCCGTTAATTTGAAAAATAATGTTCTTCATTTATAAATTATAAAATATATAGTGTAAAAATAAACATAATTAGGAAAAAGGATGAGCATATTAATACTTTCCAATTCTAGTGGTCAAATAGAATGCGCAATTAGTCAATCTTATGATAGACTGACAAAATCTTATGCAGGTCCATTAATCGCCTCTACAAATTCAGCGAGTGGATTTACAATTCAAAATGGGAACAAACAAACGGGCATGTTTGTGGGCAACTCATCGATTGATTTTCATAGAAATAATATTTGTTTTAAAGACAATTCAAATTTAAGATTTAATTTAAATCCAAATTATTGCTTAAGTATTTCTGGAACCTCCTTGTATGTTTTTGGCACCGATGGAACCGTCTCACTTGGATCTGGAATAAATTTAAATTATAAAGGAATACAATCTTATTCGACTAATCCTAGTTTAATTTTAGTGAATTCCGACTCAAATTGTAATCAAGCAATTAGATTTTTAAATAAAAACACGGAACAAATATTTAATATTTGTCAACAAGGCGAAAATGGAACTTCATTTTCTGGAAAATATTTAGATTTTAAAACTAGCTTGGGATCTAAATTTTGCTTAAGTGGAAATAGCATTTCTTTAAATGCTCAAATAAATCCAAATTATTGTCAATCTTTTGGTGGAGACAGTTTATTTTCTGGAAATGTTTATATTCATGGAGAATTAAGTGGGTCGGGAAATTTTAATTTTTCTGGAGATTCAAATTCAAATTTTTGTGTTTCAAATAGAAGTTATTTTAATTCATCTGGATTTTTTCATTCTGGAGTTTGTGTTTGTAAGGGGTTAAATGTTACTGATTATATTTCTTCCAATTCTGGAATTTTTTGCACAATCAGTGGTAAATCATTATTTATAAATAATATCACTGGAGATAATTTTTGTTTTAAAAATTTTGGAACAATTGGAGAAAATGGATTAAATTTAACTGGAATTAAAACAAATTGCATTTCTAGTCTGTGCTCTTGTAATATTTCAATTGTTTCTTTGGATGGTTTTTTAAACGCAAATGTTCCAAACGTAAATATCACTGGAGATTTAAATTTATCTGGAAATATAAAAATATCATCAACAAATACTACTCAAAATTTTATTCGAGCAAATTCTCTTGCGATCTGTTCTACTGGAAATAGTTCATTTAATAATTTAATTTCTGGTGGAGTATGTGCGCCTGGAACTTCTTTATTTGAGTGCGCGTGCGTAGGTTTGGGAAGATTTTATTGTGACACTCCGTCTTCTTTTTCTTGTTTCTTTCATCCAATATGCACGACTAGGGGATTAAAAACAACTTGTATTAGTGGGGACGGAATCGTTGTCAGTTCTACTTGTTCAACTCTTGTTTGCGGCGAAAATATTCATTCAAGATGTTTTTCTGGGCAAACTGGTTTTTTTGCAAATTTATCTGGATGTGGAGTTGGAATTTTTGATCAAAGTTTAAGATTAAAATCTCTTGATCGAAATGGAGCTTCAATAGGAAATGTTTTATGCTGGTCAGATAGTTCTAATTCTTGGGTTCCAGGCAATGTGCAGCTCACAAACAACGGAATTTCCCTTGCTTCTCCAAGTCCAAACACTTGTTTGGGTTCGCCTATTTGTTGGAATGGTACTGCTTGGGGGGTTGGACAAGCGTATGTAGCAACTGGACAAACTGGAACATTCGAAACTACTGGATATGCCCGCCGATGTTTTGTGACTACGGGTCAGACGGGAGATTTGAGATTTATTAAATGCCCTTCAAATGCTGTAACGAACTGTGTGCTTTGCTATGATGGCACAAATTGGGTCGCTGGAACTGTAGCTGGAGGTGGTGGTGGAACTACCCTTACTGCTGGAAGCTCCGCAAATTCAGCTTTGTGTTGGAATGGGGTTGCTTGGGCAGCTGGACAGACATATGTAGCAACTGGTCAAACTGGACAATTCGTAGGCACGGGTCAAACTGGACAATTCGTAGGCACGGGTCAAACTGGAAATTTTTTAACTAATTTTTTTGGTACTGGACCAAACAGAGTTATTCAAAGTCTTCCAAAAGAAAATTTAATTTTAATGGGGGTTGATAATTGCATACTTTCGCTAAATTCTGGAAATAATTTAATTATCGGTGGATCAGGAATATGCATTGGTTCAGGAGCACAAAATATAGTTGCAATTGCTTCAACTTTAAGTTTGGACATAATAAGTGGCAAAAAAAATATTATTTTACTAGGAAGACAAGGAGATCTTTTTCCAGGTGTTGCTTATCAAGATGATACAACATACGTCAATAATTTGTGTGCTGATTGGAATATTTGCGCTGAGAATATGATACAAGCAAATTTTCACATTTGTAGTAACACGAATATAATAGCACAAAGTAAAGTTTGCGGTTTTGATTCCGTTATATCTCCATGGGGTTGCTTCAGTAGTATTTGTACCTCTGCAAATACATTTAAACTTTGTAATCTGGAGCAAGGTGGCGCAACACAAGGACAAGTTATTTGCTGGAATGGTACAAATTGGGGGGCTGGAGCCGCAGGTGGGGGTGGATCTGTAGATTTGACAGCTTATGTTCAAAAAACTGACACTGGTCAATTTGAAACCAGCGGATATGCTCGCCGATGTTTTGTGACCACAGGTCAAACTGGTCAATTTTTAGGAACAAATCAAGTTAAATCAATCCCCTTAAAAAATTTATGCCAAGATAACGCAACGGCTGGACAAGTTATTTGCTGGAATGGAGCGCTTAACTGCTGGACTCCTGGAAATACAGCAGCAATAGATTTAAATTCCTATGTCTTAAAATCTGAAACTGGTCAGTACGAAAGTAGCGGATATGCTCGCCAATGTTTTTTAACAACTGGACAGAACATCTTTATCTCTGGTTTGTATATAACAGGATATAATATTACTGCGCGTAATTGTATTAGTGGTAATATAATAAGTCCATCTATTTGCTCTTTTAACGATATTTATTCTAATAGAAATATTCATATTAGAAATAATGCAATATATGGAGTATCTAGCGTTAGTTCCGAAGCAAATTCCCAATGTGGTTTTGTTTACGAAGGAGCGTTTGGTGTCTCTGGGAACTCTACTACTCATGCTCAAAACACTTTAATAGCTTCTTGCGAGTTTTTGAGTCTTATTAACGCAGGACAAGCAAGTGCTCCATACTATTATGCATATATAAATTTTGATATTTCAGCTTTTTATAAAAACAATCTTAGTCCATCTTATGGAATTATTAATTTAGATTGGTTTGGTAAGTTTTGTACGGCAACGTCAGCTTGGGTTAATGTGACCTGTACGCAAGTAAGAAAAAACGCCTACGGCTTTAATCTTCCTAGTCCTACTTTTACTTTAAAACCGCCTATTAATGCATTTCCATTAATAAACTTTTGCCAATTTTCTTTTGGCGCTACTCCTCCCAATCCTCGAATATACACTTGTTACAGCGTAAAATATCGAGCGCACTTATTCGATAAATAATTAATCTAAAATTAGTTCATTAAATTTTTGAATAAAAATTTCTTTATTTTTTCTGAATTCATTTATTTGATCAAATCTATAAAAATGATTTGAAAAATAATGACCAAGTTTAGACATTTTTGAAACTCTTGTTTTGTTTAGTACAATTACTTCTTTAATGTACCCCCTAATCATATCCAAGAATTTTTTTCTAATCCAGATTTCTTTGCATATTTTATACTCCTCCAAATAAGATCCAGCCTTAAGTCTATTTTCAATGATATTCATGTTTTTTATTTTATTTGTAATGAAATCATATTCATGAACTCCTGACATTTGAGCTTCAAAAACAAGATTTGCTAAATCAAAAAATGGGCTTCCAACAAAAGAATTTTCAAAATTTATAAATTTATATAAATTTGAATTACTAATTATAGTACTTAAATTTAAATTTCCATGAACAAATTGATTTAAATTTAATTTACTTTTTTTGTTTTCGTAAATTTTAAAAATTTCATCGTAGACGTTTTCATAAATTTTCTTTATAAAAGAAAAAATTTCTTCTTCTATCTTTTCTACATAGCATAAAATATTATCGAAACTTATTTGGTGATACTCTAAAAAAGATTTTGTATCATCTAAATATGGCCAAACTTCTTTAGGAGGACAATACTTATGTATTGTTGCTAGTGCGATATCTAGATTTTCATTATTTAGTAAATTTGAAGCTCCAATTTGAAACATATTATCTGAATATTCAAATGTTTGTATTGTGTAATATATAGTTTTTCCATATTCAATTTGATTTCTATCAATCATTTGTGGGCTGATTTGCAAATATTCTATTCCTTTTAAAATCATATGTTCATAAAAAATTGGAACTGAATCAAAAGACATTTTTAAACAAAAGCCCTTATCTTGACTTTCGACTAAAAAAGAATCATATTCATCATTCTCGTCTATAAGTTTTATTTTCTTTAATGAATTTTCTCCATGCCTAGACATTATAAGTTTAATAATGTCAAATTGAGATTCTGAAATAAAATCTGCTTGTGGCGTTAAAAATAATCTTTGACTGTATGCTGAAGTTATGCTCATACTTATTATTACAATAAAAAACCCCACCTTGTGGTGGGGTTTTTTGTTAAGAAGGTTTTTTTAAGAAATTAAACTGATGCTCCAGCCACTTGAGTCTTCAAGATCCTTCTATTTCGAACTCTATTTCGATCGTAAACCATGAGGTAGCGATCTGATTGGCTTCGATATTGAGCGTTAATGCATTCGCCACTCTTGAGGTAGAGTCCAAAAAAGCGACCACCAGTATTGGTTAGACGCTCAAATAGCGTTGGAGCTACAACTCTAGTTGCTGTTGCGTTTGTGCGATTTGTAGTAATTCTAGTAGTACTCATATGTGTAGGATATTAAACAAATACTATCTCATTGTCAACAACTTTAAATGAAATTTCTTCTAAATTTTCTTTCTGAACAATAAATTTACAAAGTGGAAGTTCAAATTTATTTCTCAATATTTTTTGTACAGCTCTTGCGTTTGAGCCGTCTTTTTCAATCAGATCATAAAGATGTTCTAAAAGTTCTGGATTTTCATTAAATTTTATATTTTTCTCTAACAAGGAATTTTTTATCTCTTCTAATGAGAAAGATATCATTTTAATGAGTCCATCTTTAGAAAACTTACTATTAAAAATTAAGACTTCGTCTAGTCTGGAAATTAACTCTGGTTTAAAAGTTCTTTTTAAGATATTTTCGTATTCGCTTTTTCTAGAGTCGTCATTTTTATGAACCACAAAACCCATTGATTTTGCCGATTCAGTTTCAGCGCCAACATTTCCAGTTAAAACAATAATTGTATTAGAAAAATCAATTTTTCTATTGAAGTTGTCTATAATAGATCCTTCATCCATTATCTTTAATAAAATGTTTACTACGTCTGGATGAGCTTTTTCTACTTCATCAAATAGAATTAACGAAAAAGGATTATTTCTAACAAATTCAGAAAGAAGTCCTCCTTCTTCATATCCGACGTATCCAGCGGTTGTGCCCAAAAGTTTTGATACTGAATTTTTATCAATAAATTCTGCCATGTCAATTTGTAAAAAACAATTTGGTTTATCAAAAAATTTATCAGCTATAATTTTTGCAGTGTAGGTTTTCCCAACTCCAGTTGAACCAATAAAAAGTAAATTTGCTAATGTTTTTTTTCTTTTTTTGATTCCTGCTTTCGCGCATAAAAGTATCTCATAAATTTTATTTAAAACCTCATCTTGATCAACAATAAGTTTTGACATATCTTCTTTGAGAGATAAAACGCTTTGTGTTGAACCTAATTTTAATCTTTCTTTACTTAGTCCACTAACTCTTGAGAACATATCTAAAATGTGATCGTTTTCAATTTTAAATAAATTTTCAGCGGTTTTTTTAATCCAACTATTTCTTTTTGAAAGATAATCTTTCAATTTTTTTTCGCATTTTTCTTTTTTCTCATCAAGAGAAAGGTCTGATTTTTCCATATAATCAATTAATTTTTCTTCAATTTTTTTAATATTATCTGGAACTTCGTACTTAATGATTTTTCCTTTTGCTCCAATTCTATCTAAAATATCAAACGCTTTATCTGGAAATCTTTTATAGGGAAGATATTTATCAGACAATTCAATTATATTGTTAATTATGTCGTCATCATATGTAACTCCATGAAAATTTTCGTAAGAAGTTTTTGCCTTCTTTAAAATATCAAATGTCTGTTTTTTATTTGGTTCGTCGATATTTATTAATTGAAACCTTCTATTTAAAGCGGAATCTTTTTCAAAATATTTTTTATATTCAGCGTGAGTCGTCGCTCCAATGCATTTTATTTCTCCTCTTGCTAAGGCAGGTTTAATCATGTTGGCCAAATCTAAACTGCCTTCGTTTGAACCAGTTCCAATTATAGAGTGAATTTCATCTATAAATAAAATGGCTTGACTATCTTCTTTTAATTCTTCAATCAAACCCTTGAATCTTTCTTCAAATTGCCCTCTGTACTTTGTGCCTGCGACAAGAGCACTTAAATCAAGCGAATATATTTTAAATCCAGTAAAAAATACTGGACAATCACCTTGATTAATTTTTTGAGCCAAAGCTTCAATGATTGCGGTTTTTCCAACGCCAGCGTCTCCAACTAAAACTGCATTATTCTTTACTTTGCAAGAAAGAACTTCAATTAATTTAGACAGCTCACTTTCTCTTCCACTAATTTTTACATCTAATTTTAGGACAGATTTATTTAAATCAACACAATATTTCTCGGTAAACTTACCTTCTTCTTTTTTGATTTCTTTTTTATCTTTGCCTTGTTCTTGATAGGGGTTTCCCGAATCTTGTTCGGAAGGGTGAAGTGTGGATAAAATTGCATCTCCAATTTCTTCTACTGGAACTTCTTTTGATATTAAATATTTTTTTAAAAAACCATCTTTTTTAAAGAGTCCATATAAAATATGTTCAATTCCAATAAATTGATGATCTAAATCTCTGGATAATTCATGGCTATATCTTAAGCTATTTTCTAGATCAATTGACCACCAATCTTCCATTTTTTGAGCTTTTTCAAAAAACGAAGGATCTATTTTGGGCAACTCTAAAACTAAACAATTTTTTAAAGCGTCTAGGTTTACTTTAAAATGAGAAAGAATGTTTATGATTGCGGTGGTGCCATTATCGAGTAAAGCATAAAATAAATGGGCTGAATTTACCTTTTGATGTTTGTATTTATTTGCAACTTCAATTGCCTCTTCGATAGATTTTTTTGCCCGTGGAACTAAATTATATTTTTCCATCTTCATATTTTACACTATTTCAATTCTGAAAGTTTCATGTAGATTTTTTCATCTAGTATGAAAATATTGTCGAGGAATATCGTATCTGCCGATTTCTTCCCTGTCAATACTACAACGCTATCTTCTTTGGGTGTTTTGCCACCGTTTTCAAAATATTGCGTCATCTTATTTTGATGACCGTCCATTAACATTGCAGAAATTGATCCATATTCATCTTGAATATTTACTCTTAAATATTTATTTCCATTTCTACTTGTTCTTTTTTCGGCTTCGGTTACCCAACCTACAATTTTAACTTGTGAGTTATTTTCTGTAGATTTAAATTCAAGAGTGTTTGCAAAACTATTCTCGTTTCCATCTTTAAAAATTTCTCTAATTTTGTGAGAATAAGAATAGCCCAAAAGCTTTTTTTCAAAAAACCAATTCGCAAATTTTTGATGTTTCACATTTTTTTCAAAAATTTCTTTATATGGTTCATATTTCTTTTTAAATGTTTCAAATCTTTTTTCAGTCATGATTTTTTTATTGTCATCTCCAATCATTGAGTCTTTTACCACAAGTTTGATGGAGCTTAAAATATCATAAGCATGAAGTTGTCCAAGGTTTACGAATTGGATTTTTTCCCTATCAGTTAAAATATTAAATGTCTGAGCCTCTAAAACAAGCCTGCATCTATCTTTAGAGAAGCTGTCTAGTGCTCCAGCTTGAATTAAAGCAGACAACGCCCCAATATTCAATCCAGATTCTTTTGCTGCTATAAAAATATCATATTTATTTGCAAATATAGATTGCCTAAACTCAATCAAAGACTCTAGCACCTTCGTTGAAATACCTTTAATAGAATTTAAACCATATCTAATGTCTTTGCCCTCTATTTTAAAATCTGATTCAGACTTTGCTAAATCGGGCGGCAAAAGCTTCATGTCGAAATAACAAAGCTCTTTTGAGATTTTAGAAATTTCTTCATGAGGATCTGGTTCATATTGAGTTGATTTAAGCAGGCTCAAAAAGAATTCTTGTGGATAATTAAATTTTAAATATACAGTCCAAGCCGCAAGAATTGCGTAAGAAATTGAGTGAGATTTATTGAAGCTATAATTGGCACTATCTTCAGCAACCTTCCAAAGAATAGATCCAATTTCTTCTGCAAGATTGTTTTCTTTAATTTTATCTTCAATCTTTTGTTTCCACGCTTCAATTTGATCTACTTTTTTCTTCCCCACAATTCTTCTGAGCTGTTCAGCTTCGTCAAGAGTAAAGCCAACCTTAACAGCCATTTTCATCAACTGTTCTTGATAAAGTGGAATGCCTCCCGTATATGAAAGTTCGTCATCAAAAAATGGATTAACGCTTTGGAAATTTCCAGTTTCTGTATATGTGGCATAATTTTGTAAAAACTCTAAAGCTCCAGGTCTTGCAATTGCCACTACGGCAGATAGCTCTTCTAAACTTTTTGGTTTTACTTTTTGGCAAACTCTAAAATTTGTATCAGCCTCAATTTGAAATAGTCCTTGAGGGTTTTCGAGCTGCTGCAAATTATTATAAATCAAAGAGCTAGATAGGTCGATATCTTCTAATTTAATACCAGTTTCTTTTGCTACATTCTGAAGCACGGATAAAGTACGAAGTCCAAGAATGTCAAACTTAACAGTAAGCTCGGATACGTTATTCATGTCGTATCCAGAGACTAAATCTCCATCGCTTGTTTTTTGAACTGGCATTAGATTGCTCATTTCTTCATGCGAAATTGCAATTCCAGATGGATGCACGCCAGTATTTTTATTTAAATTTTCAAGCTTGCGTGCAATTTCATATACTTGTGGATGGAGGTTTGCAAACGCTCTAAATTTTTCTGACTCTTTAAATGCTTCTGTTAAAGGTGCAACTTTACCAAATTTTTTAGGAATGCAGTCACTGATTTCATTTACTTTTGTTTCATCTAACTCTCCAACTATTTTACCGCATTCCTTAATGCAAAGCTTGCTACTCAAAGTATTCATCGTAAGAATTTTTGAGGTTTTTCCTTTGTACTTTTCTTCAATATAGTGAATAACCTCTTTTCTTCTTTCGTAACTGATATCATTATCAACGTCCGCTAATAGCGAGCCATCCAAATAAGTAACTCCATTGTGCTCAATTTTTTTAGCACGACTTTTTGATACAAATCGCTCAAAGAAAAGCCCATATTTAATTGGGTCTACTTTAGTGACTCCAATAAGATATAAGATTAAACTTCCTGCTGCGCTGCCGCGACCTGGTCCAGTAGGAATATCATTCTCATGGCAAAAATTTAATATGTCCCAATTTAATAAAACGTAATCGATAAATCCAAGCTCTTGAAAAATAGACAGTTCAATTTTAGCTCTGTCATAGTACTCTTGTTTGTTTTGTAATTTGTCAATACCTTTGTCTTTAACTCCCTTATGGGCAAGCTTTCTCAAGAAATCAAAATTAGATGACACGCTTGGAATATTGAGCATGTCATAATATTTGTTTTCTATTTTAATTTGAGGCAAAAGAACCCCAACAGCTGTCGGGGTCTCATATTTTTGAAAGTCTTTGAACATGTTAGATATTAATTTCTTGAATTTGTTTTAGGAAAATTTTAAATGTCATTTCAATATCATACAAAGCGTTATGAAGTTTTGTAGGATCATGTTCAATTTCATATTTTTTTAATAAAGATGCTTGACTAGTTTTAATTTTTTTATCTCTATGAGAAATGTATTTATATTGAGTAAGAATATCATTTCTTGGAAAATCTTTGTTGTTTAAAGCTAGAGCCATTGCTAATGCACGAACATCTAAGATTCTAGGTATATAAGAGTGATCGGGATCTAAGCCGCAATGCTTTCTTAAGATATTTAAGATGTAAACATCGAAGTTGAGCAAGTTTTGTCCGACAATAATATAGCTTGGGTCAGATAAGACTGACCATAAATCACTTAAAACTTTAAGTGGTTCTTCAGCTTTTGATTCATAATAAAACTTATTAAAGTTTGTAATCTTTGCAGCTCCGTCTGAAACCTTTAAGTCTGGCCATTTAACATATCTATCATTTTTAGTTTTAATAACTTTACCTTTGGCTGTAATCCAAGAAATTTGCCAAGGTCTAGATGCAACCAAGTTTAAACCTTCAGTTTCGGTATCCAGAATGACATAATTCTGGTTAAAATTAAATCTAAGAAGATCTTCCATTTTTTTCTAAGTAGCTTTCCCAGCAAAATTCATCAGATCCAAAATGATTTAAATTTGGACTAGATAAAGAAATTTCTTTTCCAAATGATCTATTTGTTAGGCATTTATAAGTTTGAAATGCGAATACGTCTTTTTTATTCTTGTAAAGAATTGTTTTTGTCAAGATTGGATTGGAACTAATTTCTTTAACTTTTGAAATTAAAATAGAATCAAATGGTAAATTATTGTTTTCTATAAAATATGTTGGCTGAGTAAAATTGAAATTTGGCAAACAATTTGTAAAGCTACAATTATTAGTAAAAATATATGAATCGTAAAAAGGAATTGCCAATCTTAAATCTTCTTCCTTCCACATTGATGCTAAGGTTTTACAATCAATAAAACCATTAAATTCACAAAAAGCAGTAGAGTATATTTTATTTAAAAGTTTGCACCCATTGTCATTTTTGGCAAATACAATAATCTTATGTTTGGATTGCTCTTTGTTTTCATCTAAAACGTCATTGCAACAACTAAGCCTTAATCCAAAAATTAATTGGATATTGAGGCTCTTGCAAGATTTATGAGCTTCAAGAAATCCAATCATTGAATCTTCAACTAAAATAATTTGACTTAAATTATTTTCTTTTGCTATTTGCAATATTGAATCAGCCCTTGAATCATCGGGAGCATCCTCTGGTTTTTCAAGAGTGAGTATGCTTTTTCCAATTGAGAAATTGGATTTAAATAGAGGAACCATATTACTATCCTACTACCCAACTACATGACCGTCAAGCTGAATCTATTTACGCAAGAAAGCTGGGCATCCCTTGTAGTCAAAAAGTACAAACTGTTTATCTGGATATTTTTCTTTGTAGTTATTCAAATCTTCAACAAAACAAGAATCAATTATTTTGCCAGACTCTTCTTTTATTTGATAAAATTTAAAAGGAAATTTTGCTGGGCAATACCATTTTGGAGTGCCATCCACCTTTTTTTCATCTGGAGACTTTGCATAACCACACATCAATGGGCCGCCAAAAGAATTATCTTTGGGATAATCGGCCTTTGCTGCTAAATTTTTTACAGCAGTTTTTTCGTTAAAATTATCAAGATAATTTTGAATTGCTGTAAGCTGCTGTTCAAATCCTTCTATTTCTTCGTCACTTATTTCTGGCATCTTTACAACGCCTTTTTCATGAGGGTATTTTAAAAATACAAATTCACTTTTTATGCTTTTTAGTTCTGGATACATTCTTTTAACAGCAAGAACGTACATAAGATCTTGCACATTATCTTCTAAATCTTTTCCTTTAAAAATTTCTTTGCTTGATTTGAAATCTCTAATTAAAGCACAATCTTTTGTAATAAAAAGTTTATCGATAAAACCTTTAATTTTAAAATTAATTTTTTCATCTTCAAAATTTAAATCAAAATCTTTTTCAGAAATGCTTTCCTCCAATTTGCCCATCGATTCTCCATAAAAGTCGTAATGCAAACCATTGAGTATCATTTCTTTAATTGACTCAATATTTTTTTCGTCTGAAACGCCTTCTTTTTCAGCAACTTGCCGAAGTAAATCTTGAACTATCTTGCTGCCAGATATGCAGTTTTTTTTAATTATTTTATTAAATTCTTTTTTATTCTCTCCAAGGAATTCAAAAATTTCGTGACAAACCGTTCCTCTTTTTGCCCCATCATTGCTTTTATCTGGGGCTTTTAAAAAATATTTGAACCAATAAAGCCAACTGCAAGATTGAACTGTTTTGATTCTACTTGCGGATAAAGTTGTTTTTTCAGACATTGCATTTTTTGATAAACTTATTGAGCTTATCTTTGTTGAATTCTTTATTGTTTTTTTGACAGAAATGTAAAATATCACTTATTGCCATTGGCTGCAAGCTTTTCCAATCTTCAAACGATATATCTTTTTGCTGCATCTCTGAAAAATCGTTTAAAATTGGAAGTTTAATTCTTAACAAGTCCAAATCAAAGAAAGAGGATAGTTTTATCAAAATTTTTATTGCAGCAAGTAGTCCTCTATTTTCTTGTTTTTCTGAATCGTTATTTGTTGCTATAATAATAGACTTAAGATCTTGAGAGATTAAGTAATTAATTATAGCTGGACTGCAATCTAGACCAAATGCAACAATATTATTGTGAAATCCGTTTGCCGTCAATGCCATGCTATCTCCAATACTTTCAACTAAAATAATTTCTTGATTTTCAATTTGTGGAAAATCTGGAATCATGAGTGGATAGATCCAATTTGATTTTTTTCCAATTAATTTCCATTTTGGAACTTCTTCGTCTTCGTCGGTAACTTTTCTTCCTGCAAAACCAAAAATCTGCCCCATTTCATTATAAATTGGAAATACCGTTCTCCTATACATTCTGCCTGCGGAAGCTAAACCGCATTTGTATAATTTTTGAATTTCTTCTGGGATTGCTCTCCTTTTATAAAAGGAGTAATTTGGAAATAGCTTTTTTAAGCAGTCTTCTGGATAAATTTTTTCCATCTCTAATCTTTCTTTTTTCTCAATTACGGTTTGAGAGCGAGATTCGCTTTCAATTAAATATTTTGAGATAATGGAATAGTCAGTTGTATTTAGTGTTAATTCAACAAGTTTTTTAAACGGCATTGGAGACTTGTTTTGAACAAAATCTTGCCACACGCCAGTATCTTTATAAATTTTTAAAGAAGAATTATTATTTCCATTTCTATATACCGCTTTGGTTCTCCAATGATTTCCATAATCATTGAGTTCATAGCCTAATTCAAGCAAAGAGGATTGGATTTTAGATCTCATCGAAGTTTGGAATTCTTTGCCCCATAAACTCTGAATCTTCGTCAAGATCGGCTCTTCCATTTAAGAAAGCTGCAATGTCACGAAGATCTCCTTTTTCGGTAATTGAAAAATTTTTAAATTCTAAATTAATAAAATTATTTCTCATTGTATCTCCAATTCTAACTGGCTCTAACGCACCAGCTAAATCTGAACCAAGATGGCGATGCTTAATACATATGAACTTATGAGTTCCAAATTGATTCCCCTCGCTTTGAATTTCGTCAATTGTTTTTTTTCTTAAAATAAACATGTGAGAGCTGAATTGAGTAATTCTGTCTGAAAGGGAAACAATACTTTCATCGTCAACTACATTTTGTGAATTTCTGTTATTTGTAATTCCAGTCCTATTGCTTTGAACTGAAGTAATCATGGGAATGATTGGCTTTCCATCAATTAGCATTTCTTTTTGAATGCATTTTTTAAATTTGTCAACCATTTCTCCAACTAGTTGCCATTCATTTTTATCGCTTCTTTCTGAAGTTGTTTTAATATAATCAAAACTAAAAACCATTCTATTGCCTCTACCTATCGTAGAATAATAGAATCTTTTTAAGGTGTTAATCATTGAATCAACGTCTAGCCCACCGACATTGTAATAAAAAAATTTCATTTTTTTAATTTTAGGCCAAACTTCTCTTACTTTTTCAACAACTGATTCGCCAGCTTTTCTCCATTGGCCACTCTCTAAAAGATGCATTGGAACTCCAGATAAAGCCGTACATTGCCTCATCATTAACTCCTCTTTGCTCATTTCTCCATTGTCAAAATGTAAAACTGGAACATCATATATTGATGCGACTTTTGTTGCATAGTCCATGCAAAACTGTGTTTTACCAACGCCAGAACGGGCAACAATGACCGTAATATTTCCAGGTCTTAAAAGGGAGCCATATATGTCATTTATCTTTTTATGAGGCCCCATTAAACCAAATTCTTTAATAGGATTATTTCCCCTGTCCTCAATGAGATACTCCATGTCATCATAGATATTTTGTGGAGTATCGGCTCCTATCTCGTAGAAGTTTATTTTAGAATTATAAATCTTGTCGGCAGAACTAACAATGTCCAGATAGGAACTTTCTGGAGGCATTGTTTTCATTTTTTTACCAACATCAATAGAAGATTCGTAAATCTCTCTTCTTATTGTATATTTTTTTAATTCCTTTGCAGCCTTGAGAGTTGTTGACTCAGAGACTCTTCTCATTCCTAAAGATTTAATATAATCTGCAACATTAAAATTATCCTCAAAAGAAATTCCTATAGATTGAATTCTTTGCGCTATAATAACATCGTCAACATCTTCGGCATTCTCAATTGCTTGTTTAATTATGGTAAAAATAGTTTTATTTAGGATTGAATCCTCAGAATAAAAATCTCTTTCATTGACAAAAGAGCAGATGTCAATGAAAGAGTTGGGGTTTTTTATTAAGCCTGCAAGTAATTGTTTCTCTAGTTCATATGAATAGATCATGAATTCATGTTATCCCCACTAGAGATAAATGTCAATCATCATCATCACTTTCTTCTGGGCTTTGCTCAAATTCAACATGATGCATTGCTGAGTTGTCTTCTGTAAAAATTTCTAAAAATTTTGTAAGCGCGAACTCTGTAGCTTGAGAGTCAAATTTTTGTTTAATTTGACCGTCGCCGTTTTCATCAATATAAACAAGAATATATCCTTTATTTTTTTCCATCCCACCAGTCAATTCATAAAGCGTTTCTAGAAAGTTTTCTGGTATTTCAAATTTGTTAAATTTGATTTTTTTTCTAGCCATATCTTTTATTACACTACAAATAAACATCAAACTTTTCAAAAAGTTCTTTATTTAAAGTATCTGAAGGGTAGATCTCTATTAATTTAATATTATTTAAATTACAAAAATCAATTTTGCTAACGTCTCTTTTTATTTGCTTCAGATAAGCGTTTCTAGTGTTGTGAAAAAAGGGGGTATATTTAAAATGCTGTTGACCTTGAACTTCGATTGCAATTTTTTTATTTGCGTTATAAAAATCTAAAGATAATCTAGTCCCAGCAATTCTCATTTCTTCAAAAACCACATCTCCTTGCCAAAATTTTTTTAAAAAGCTTTTTACATCAAATTGAAATTTGCTTCTGCTTTTTTTTTCCCACTTTATAAGAAATTGTTTTATATTTTTAACTGTTTTTTCTTTTCCATCAAGTGTTTTAAATTTCATTGACTAATTGATTGCTTGAAATAATTTGTCAAGAATTTAATTAAAATTGGATTTTCTTCAATAAATTTGAATAATGCTTTTTCTCCTTGAAAATTTTCAGGAACTTGAATTTGAATTTCTTTAATGAGATCAATAAAGTCTTCTGAAGGTTTTATCCAAGGCCCAGCTCTTTCAACAAATTCCCAAGCATACAGCAAATCAACTAATTCTTTTTCTACCCAAATTGAAGTGCCGTTTTTTCTACCATATCTGATTGGATATGGTATTTGTAAATTTGTTTTTTCATTGGGAGATTTTTTGATAGTTACTTTTGCCCAATGACCAATTGGAGGATTTTTTTCTAAATCTATTTTTTTATTATTTGGATCTTGTAAAATTAAATCTCCACCAAATCGAGGCTCAAATTCAATAATCCAATTAGCAAAATGTAATAAAGCATTTCCTCCAGTTGCGGAAGTTTGTCTAATTGGAGCTTTGCTATAAGGATCTAGTTTAATATCTGCTCGCACTTGCGATATAAAGACTGCCATGTGCCCTCTCTTTGCTAGAGCGATAGACATGCGCTTCATAAAATTTGCAGCTATCACGGCCCCACCAGCAACCTTGTTACTGTCTTCAAAGGTTTTATCTAAATCTACTTTACTAATTAAACCATCGACTGCATCAAGAAGAAAATAATATTTTATGCCTTCTTGATTATTTGCAACCAGAGATCTCATTGCGTCAACAACAGTTTCGTAAATATTGCTCTCAAAGACAAAACAAGTTCCATTAGTCCAATCTTCAGCAGAAGTTGTAAATTTAACGCCAGATCTTTCTTTCATTTCTTGAGAAAGTCTTCCTTCAGCCTTAATATAAAATCCTTTTGCATTTGGAACGGTATTTAAAAAATTGCGCATCACTTCTAATGCTTGACTGGTTTTACCCCCTTCATTGATTCCACAAAATCTATGAAGTCCAGGCCCAAAACCTCCCCCCATATGAATATCAAGCTGTAAAGAACCGCTTGACACTTTGTAATTGAAGTCGTCCTCGAAGTTGTAGTGATCTTCTTTGTTATTCTTCAAGAAATTAGATAAAATTTCATTTGAAGTTACAATTTTTTCTTCTTTTTTAGCCATTTAAAAAATCCCTTACTGTTTTAAATTTTTTCTTTACTTCTAAATCTTCTCCAAATTTTTCTTCCATTATTTTATGGGTATTGTATTTGGAGTGATCAATTTCATATTTAAAGCATCTAAACCTTCTATCAAGCTCTTGTTTGAAAGAATCGCATAAAAGCACTGCAATACTATCATATTTCTTATCAAGAGTTAATGCTTGAACAAAATCTTCCGAGTATCTTTCAATTAAAAGGTTAAGCATCTTCATCTCTTTCGAGAAGAAGATGCGGGAACCTTTGTTTGGAAACTCAACTAATTTTTTTAAAATTGTACGCTTGTTTATTTTCGCCACAAGCTAAACTAGCATGACGATAGATCGTTGTCAACCATTTTTTTTACCAGTTCTTTAAAAGAAACTTCGGGTTTCCAACCTAATTCATCTCTGGCTGGATTTGAGTCTCCCAATAACAAATCAACTTCTGCTGGTCTATAAAATTGAGGATCAATTTCCATTAATACAGAATTTTTAATAGAACAAATTTCTACTAAATAATCAGGAATTATATATTTTTTATTTTGCCCATCTCCAACCCATTCGCCTTTTATTCCTACGTGTTCAAATGCAAGCTCTACGAATTCTTGAATAGTATGAGTTTCATTCGATGAAAGAACGTAATCTTTTGGCTTTTCTTGATTCAACATTAACCACACGCCCCTTACAAAATCTTCTGCATCGCTCCAATCTCTTTGTGAAAGAATGTTTCCTAATCGCAGTGGTTCAAATTCTTTTTTAGATTCAATTGCTTTTTTAATTCTGGCTACATTTTTTGTAATTTTCCTTGTGACAAATTCTTCTCCTCTTCTTACTCCTTCGTGATTAAATAAAATTCCTTGAACTGCAAAAAGATTATATGATTCTCTATAAACTTTAACTAAATAATGAGCAGTACATTTTGAAACTCCATATGGAGATCTGGGCTTGAATGGATGTTTAATATCTTGGGGTGCATAATCCACGTCTCCAAATTGTTCTGAACTGCCAGCATTATAAAATCTAGTATCTGGTTTAATATTTTTAATTGCTTCCAAACAGTGAAGTACACCCATTGCATTTGTTTGCATGTGATTGATTGGCATTTTCCAACTATTTCCAACAAAAGAATTTGCTGCAAAATTAATAAAATAATCAGGAAGAATTTCTGCAAATGTATTTCCTATGCTTTCCGTGTCCGTAATATCCATCTCAACAATTTTAAATCTTGGATTGGATTTAAGGTGTTGAATGTTTTTATGGTTTGGGACGCTTAATCTTCTGCAAGCTCCGTAAATTTCTGCAGTTGGATATTTAAGCAAAAGGTATTCAGCCATTAAACTTCCATCTTGTCCAGTGATTCCTGTTATTAATATTTTTTTAAGCTCTTCCATACGGCCATTGAAAATTCTGTTTCTAAAAATGGTAATAAATTATACTTGATGCAAGTTTCTTCTATCGCAGAATCCCAAGTTTCATGCCAATCCCATATTTTATTTTTTAAATTTCGCTCCCAATATTCTCTTGTTGGAGCATAATCGTGTCCAAAAATTAAATCTCCAACTTTTAAATATTTAGAAAATATATTTATTTCTAAATTTTTATCTCCACCGTCACAAAAAAATAAAGTTGTACCGTCTTTTTTGATTGTGTTTCCTATAGATTCTTCTAAATGAAAGCAATCTCCGTTGATTTGTATAACCTTATCGCTGTAGACAGCATTTGGATTAAATGCTTTTAATTCGATAGAATATATTTTTGCATTTTTTGAAATTGGATGATCTTCTAAAATTTTAGTAAAACCTCCACTAGAAGCTCCTATTTCAATTATTTGACTTGGATTTTCGTACTCGCTTAATACATCCAATGCTCTAAATATATTTCTACTTTGCTCTGCTCTTAGTCCTTTATAAAAAAAGGGATAATAATCTTTATCGGGCCAGTCTAAATCTTTTTCTATTTGAGTTTCATCTATCATATTTCCACCAATCTAAAATAAAATCTTTTTTATCTTTTGCGTTCGGGTAATCAATTCCGAGTAATGGATATGGTTCTGTTTCGATTCCCTGTACTTCATAGTCATTTCTAAGTAATGATAATTCTATACAATTTGGAATACCATCTAAAATAAAATCATGGTTATTTCCGTGAATATGGAAAATTTTATAAAATTTATTTAAAGAATTAATTAAATTAATTTTTTCAAAAGTTAAATTATTGACATCGTGAATTTCAATTCCTATTTGGGAAAAATGTTTATTAATTAATTCAATATTACTTGGAATTATACTATATTCAGCACCTTCAATATCCATTTTTAAAATCATATTTGATTCATTTTGATGTTCATTTTCTTGTATATGATTTTTAAAATTATCTTTCGTTAAGTGTTCCTTTTTAAAGAAAAAATTTTTTTTATTTACTGCGGGCTGTTCAATTGATGCATCATACATATAAATTTTTTTTCCCATATCAGATGCATGAATATCAAAAGCTATAGCCTCCTCTGTTTTGTCTAAACCATATGAATAAACTATTGATGAGGCATCAAATAATTCGGATAAAAAAATATAACCAGAATCCCAATTGCATCCGTATCTTTTTTTTGTATATTTTGTTTTGAATGGTGTTAATTCTTTTTTTAAGTTCATTATCTAAAATTTATTCCGTATTTTGGAAGAAATGCGTGTCTTATTTCTATTTTTGGTGTTGCATAAACTTTGTATCCAGCTTTTATTACTTGTTCAAAAAATGGAATATGTTCATTTCTAGGATCGAATGGAATATAACGACACCCATTTTTATAAATATTAGCATTTATTAACATACAAGTTCCAATTGATTTTACTTCTTTTTTTTCAGACAAATCGTCGTTTGTATATGGATAATGCCAATTAAAATTATTTCCATCTTTTTCGACAAAACAACTTATGTCATAAAATCTTTTAAAATCCCAAATTTCATTATCTTCTATAAAGACATATGGAGATATACAATTATTAGAATCTAATTCTAATAATTGTTCTATAATATCTACTGGATATTCTACCACGTCAGTATCAATCCAGAATACGTGAGTGTGCTCTGGTTTTAAAAATTTTTCTATTGCTTCGTTTCTAGCTCTGGCTTCTTTTGCAAATTTGCCACCCAAAGGTGACACCTCTTCAGAGTAAAATTTAATTTCATTATTGGGATGAGTTAATGTTTGTGCTATTTTGTTTGCATTTTTTATCCAGCATTCTGGAGAGTCTGGTCTTAGTAATAAGATTGTTAAAATTTTATTCATTGTATTGTTTATTATAAAAATAAAGTAAATTAGAAAAATATAAAACTTGATTTTTTATATCTCCAATAAATTTTGCAAATATTTTTTGTTTTTCATTAATTTCTGTCCAAAAACAATCTTCAAAATTGTTTTCCATAAAAAATTCAAAGTTATTGATTGAAACTTTGGGCATTACATTTAAAAAATTCATCATTGGATAAAACCAAGACTCAAATTCGTATTCATGAAATGGATTTATGTATACACATATGGAGTTTGATGCCATTGCCCATAGCGGTCTTTCCCAAGATGTTGAATTTCCATCTATATTTAAAATAATTTTATGTTTTAGTTGATCTTGAATATGCAAAAAATTACTAGTAATATCCATATCTTGAAATTGTTTAATAACTTCATCTCTAATGCCGCCACTTAATTTAGCTATTATATTTTTATGATTGTAAAATTTTTTACAAAAAAGAGACCTGCATGTAAAATTATTTTTTAATTTACCAGTATCAGATCCTACAAAAATTGCGCTATCGCTTTTCTTGTCAAATGGAATATCTACTTGATCTAAAGAAGTGATTTTTTGCCAAGTTACAAAATTATGAGCATCTGGAATTAAAATATGATTTAATCCCTTCATTTGGGAGTAGCAAAATCTTCTAATTAAAAAATCTTCTTCTATTCCTTCTGATAAATTAAAAATTGCCTCGAAAGATATTTTTGAGTTTAAAATAGATAAACTTTGAATTAAGAAATTAATAAAAAAATTAATTCTCAAATTATCTTGAAATTCATGTTTTCTTAAAATTTGTATTTTGTCACCATCTATTTTTATGTGAAGTTCTTGAGGCAAAAGCTTTTCAGAAATAAAATCTTTTGATTTTATTTCAAAAGATAAATTAGATTCAATTAAATTTTCAAAATTTTTTTTGATGACTTCAGTTGATAGACTCATAAAGCTTGTTTTGTTTTATTTGTTTTTCCAAGGATTTTATATGTAAAATTGCAAATGCTGGATGAGCTTCTAAAAATATATTTTTAGAAAAGTCAGAAAATGTTTCGTGAACTTTATTTACAAAATTAATATTTGAATCTCTGTTTATAAATCTTGGTTGATAATCTGGCCAATTAATCCATTTTTTTTCATTAAATGAAAATTTTAAATTTTCTAAATCTTTTTCTGATGCACCTTCAATTAAATTTATTCTTGGAATATGGATTCCAGATATTTCCTTATTGTTTGATATAATTTTTCTTATATATGAAATTAAAAAGCCATTTAATACTTCATCGGCATCTACGTGAAATATATTTGAGTACTTGCATTCTGATATGCCAAAATTTTTAAATTCTGAAAAATTAAAATTTAAACATTTAAATATTGTTCTGTCTGAATTTTTTTTTGCAATTTCAAGTATTTCTTCATTAAATTTATCTTGATCCAATAAAATTATAACTTCATCATTTAACTCTTTGAATATGTTTATAATTTTTAAATTTTGCTTTAATTCTTCTGTTTCGTCTGAAGCTGTTATTAAGAAACTTATCATATTAACTCCAATAATTAAAACTATCTTTTATTTCATTTTCTGGTATTTTTCCGTCTTCCCAGCCATTCAATAAAACTTCATTCCATTCTTTATCGGAAAATCTAGGAAATGAAAATTTATTTTTAGGTTTTTTTAGCATCCAGAGCTGCTTTGTGTCTGTTCTATGCTTCCATTGGCTTCCATCTGGATTACTTCTATAGCTCCATTTTCCAGCATCTAAAAAAATTGGAATTTTTCTATTTTTTTCATCTAAAAAAAAGAAACTTTTATATTTTAAATTATTATTTTTTATATAATCTTGGACATATTTTTCAGTCCATTCTATATGGTCCCAAGGTCCAGGTCCACCAATCGCTTTTGGTATAGAATTATAAAAAGCAACGTCCATGAATTGTGCTCTTTCTGAATAAACGCCTCCGCCCTGATCTCCAGATAAATCAATATATGAACATTGATCAATTTCAATTGAATTTATCATGGCGTCAATAAATTTTTGATCTATTTTGCCAGCTAAAATATGATCGACTTGAATATAAAATGCGTATTTTGATTTACATTGAGCAAATAATTGAATAGTTCCAGCTCCACAGCCTACATTATCTTTATTTAAAATTAGATTATCTATTAAATTATTTTCTTTTAATTTAAGAACGTAATCTTGTCTTCCTCCATTAGATAAAAAAGTAACTTTATAATCGAAGTCGCTATACTTTTTAATACTCTCTAAGAGAGTATTTGCTTCTTGTTCTCTTTCATAATCTAAAATTAAATATTCAATCATTTCGTTCATTTTCCCATAGTTATTTTAAACTATGGGTTATAAAAATAAACTAATCTTCAATAATTTCCACAAAAGCTAACGAAGGATTTTCTTTAAGAAGATCTTGTTGACTAAACTCTTCCTCTCCGTCCCATTCGTACTCGTCTGCTTGAGCTTTTTTCCAAGCTTCTGGATCTGGACGATCTTTATCACCTGGTTTTGCGGGCTTATATTTTTTACCCATTCTTTTTTTCTTTTCGCGAATGTTGTCCCAAAGACCTTTTTTGCCAGCTTCTGTAGTTTCCTTTTGTTCGCATTCTCCGCCGCAATCGCATCCACATCCACCATCAGAGCCAGCAATTTTACTAACTGGTTTTGCAGACCACATTTTGCAAGACCAATAATTGGCTTTCCATTTGGGGCCAGGGTTTTCGCAGTTATGTCTAGCTCTATAATTTCTTCTGCGATCTGGATCATCCCTTTTGATCTCCATATTGGGATCACCAAATTTAACCATAACGACATTTCCTTTGTCGTTTTTTACATATACACCAAATTTCTTTTTGGAGCCAGAAGGAAGTCTAAATGGTTTATTTAGAGCTTTTTTTTTGCCTTCTTCTTTGGCTTGCTGGAATTCTAAATCAACAAGACCAGCCTCAATACAATTAAGTTTGGCTAATTGAAATTCAATATCTTCAAAATCGGCAAAATCATAATTTTCATTTACTACTTCGCCTAAAAGGATATCGCTATCAGCTTTAATATAGGAAGCTTTTACTTTTTGATTAGCGGCCATTTTAAAGAAAAGGGCGACTCTAGCAAAAGCCCACTCATCTTCTGTTTTTCCAGGTCTAAAAACTCTAGAGGCTTGATCAATGCCTCTCATGTAAACTCTTAAAACTTGGTCTGGAGAAATTTGTCTTTCGTTTGCTTGATTGTACTTGTCAACTTTCTTTTTTAAGAATGCATAAACTTTTTTAGTTTTAGGGGACATGTTTTCTTCATCTTCATCGTCCTCCATCTCTTCTTCATCTTCACCCTCTTCTTCGTCATCCTCTTCCTCTTCATCTTCCTCTTCTTCGGGTTCTTGAGCTTTAGATTCTTTTTTTGCTTCTAAAGTATTGGGCTTTTGATTATCGGTAAATTGTTCTGGCGTGATTGGAGTTTCGATCTCTTCTGAAATAGATAAATCTGAATTCTGCAGCTCTGATTTTTTTTCACCAGAGAGTCGAAGTTGTTTAATTTTATCTGAAAAGTCTAGTTCCATTTGAAAAGATTACACTTATATTTTATATTTTTGAAATCGATTTATGCTTCGCAGCTTTTGCAATCTAAAATAGAACGAGCTAGTTCTTGAGCTGGATTGGCGCTTCTTTGATAATAAAGAGACTTTATTCCTTGTTCCCAAGCAAATATCATTAATTCATTAACTTCTTTTGGTTTTGTGTTAGGTGGAATCATGATATTCAAACTTTGGCCTTGATCGATATATTTTTGACGTTGACTAGCTTGGATAATTATTTCTTTTTGAGAAATTTCTCCAAAAGTTTTGAACACATTTTTTTCTTCTTCAGATAAAAAGCTTAAATGCTGAACGCTTCCACCCTTGATCAAAATTGATTTCCAAATTTCATCTGTATCTTGATTTTTAATTTTTAAAAGTTTTTTAAGGTAAGGATTTTTATATGTAAATTTTCCTTTGGCAAGATCTTTAACAAAATAATTACTATTTAAGGGTTCAATACTAGGCGATACCTGACCAAGAATAAAGGAACTAGATGTTGTTGGAGCCACAGCCATAGTGGTAGAGTTCCTTCTTCCTGTTCCTTTCATCAATTCTGGCTCGCCGTAAAGTTCGGCTAATTTTTCAGACGCTTTGTGGGAATTTTGCTTAATATGTTTCCAGATTTCAACATTTAGCATTTTTGCCTCAAAAGATTCAAATCCAATCATTTTGTTTTGCAATAAAGAGTGCCAGCCAAGCACTCCCAAACCTAAAGCTCTTTGAGTTTTAGCAAATTTATTTGGAGCTTGCATGTATGCCATTTCATCAGTTTTTTGTATAAATTCGCTCATTACTGCATCTAAAAAATAAATCATTATTTGGACGGCGTCCGTATCTTTCCATTCTTCCCATTTTTCCAAGTTCATTGAAGAAAGATTGCAAACAAAAGATTCCCT